GGCTGGCGCTGTCTCAATCCTGAAAGGTGCGTATGACCTGCTTAACCGCTCAATGTCAGCGACCGCTGGCGCCAAGCCGCCACAATATGCTGGGCCCGTCGTTTCACTGGCGAACGCAACACCGCAACAGCAAACCGCACTGGAGCGCTCGCGCCGCGATAATGAGCTGGCCAGCTTAAGCGGATTAGAGAAACTCCATCAGCAGCACGTGTATGAAGCAGAAGACCTGAAGCTGACGGGAGCACTTTACACCCAGTACATCTACAACAAGGATCAGGCAGCCAAAAAAGATGCAGCGGCTGCGGAGGCAAAAAAAACCTCTACCGCCGCCTCGAAAGCACAGAGTAAAGCCGAGCGCGAAGCGGCCAGCACCGCCGAACAGTATTCCCGGAAGATGGCCGATCTGAGTGTGGCTATCGACGTGCAACGCGTCAGGGCGACGGAAGGCGAAAAAGCCTCCGAGCTTTACGCGGCATCGCACCAGGCAGGCACTAAATGGACCGACGAGCAGCGCAGGGCGATCCAGGCATCATCAGCAGAGCTGGCAAAATGGACGCAAAAAGCCGACGAGAACGTGCGCAAGCAGCGCGAACAAGCTGATGCCCTGAAGGATTTAACTGAAGCGGCCCGAAAGTTCAGGGATGAGGCGACGCTGACAACCGAAACCGCAGGCATGAGTGATCGCCAGCGCAGCCGGTTCGACGAGACGCAACAGATCGACCGTGTTTTTGCTAAAACGGACGGCGGTACCGAGGCCATCGCGCAGCGCGCCGCAGCCCTCGATGCTCTGGATAAGAAATACAAGGCTATAGCAGCAGCTGAAGCGGACTGGATGTCCGGAGTATCACGCGGCTACGCCAACTGGTTTGATGAAATCAGTAACGTATCCGGCACGGTTTCTGACGGGGTTAAAACCACACTCGACAGCGCGTTTGGTAACGTCACCTCAATGTTAGAAGGCAATAAGGTTAGCTGGAAATCGTGGGGTATTTCTGTCCTGCAGATTATCGAAAAAGTGGCTCTGCAGATGGCGGTGGTTAGCGCGATGGGTGGTGCCTCTTCCGGTTCTGGCATCTTTGGCTCACTCATCGGCAGTGTAGGCAGCTTCTTCGGAGGCGGGGCGGGAGCATCAGCCAGCACCGGTACGGCGGTTTCCAGTTACGGATCGAACTTCCAGTTTAACGCCAAAGGCGGCGTTTATGACTCCCCATCTCTGAGCGCTTTCAGTAATGGGATCGTCAGAAACCCCACCATGTTCGCTTTCGCAAAAGGCGGGGCCGGAATCATGGGAGAGGCTGGGCCGGAGGCAATCATGCCGCTTACCCGCGCGCCGGATGGTTCTCTCGGCGTTCGTGCGGTCGGAGGTGGCGGAGGTCAGTCTGTATCTTCGGCGCCACAGGTTTATATCACCATCGATGGTAACGGCAACACTCAAACTCAGGCCTCGCCAGGCCTTGAGCAATTTGGTGCCGAGGTCGGGGAATTTGTTGATCGTCGTTATAAGCAGAATGTGATGCGTGACATTCGTCCCGGCGGCGACATCTGGAACGCAATGAAAGGAACCCGATAATTATGGCCATTGAAACTTTCACCTGGTGCCCACGAATTAACGCTGAGGCTGATACAAGTTTCCGCGTCAGGAAAGCCCAATTTGGCGATGGATATGAGCAGGTTTCAGGGGATGGATTGAACACCAGAACTCAGCAGTGGACGCTTAACT